AATGGAGTGAACTTAGAAAAGTTCACCTTGATGGAACTCCAAAAATGATACTAGGTTTTGAAAGAGGAACTGTTAAATGGAAAGACTTACCTCAAGATTTAAAAGATATGTATGAGTTAGGTATATTTGGTAGAGATATGGTTTCTGCTGAACTTAAAAGTGTAACCGATATTGAACAGTTATCTAAAGCATTTACAACTAAGTCTTCAGAAAAAACAGGAAACTTTCTTGACGATGCTATGACTACAGTTACTAACCAATTAGAAAAAACTAATATATTTTCAGGATTAAAAAAAGTAGGAACAAAAGTAGATGAAAAAGTATCAGGATGGTATCAGTTACAAGATAGACTATTTAGGGTAGCATTATATAGAAGTAGATTAAATCAACTTAACCCTGCAACTAATACTAAATATAGTAAAGGAGATGCAGGTAGAGATGCTATCAAATGGTTTGTAGATTATAATATTAAATCAAAATCTGTAAACAATTTAAGAAATACTGTTGTACCTTTCTTGTCTTACTCATATAGGATACCTGCATTGTTAGCTGAGATAGGAACTAAGAATCCAGAAAAGGTAGCTGTTATTGCTGCGCTAGGATATGCAGCTAATGATATGGGTAGGTCATTAACAGGTGGTACTAAAGAAGAACAAGCTCAAGAAAGAAAGTTCATGCAAGAGTTTAACAAAACTAACATGTTTAGTTTAGGAGCTATGCCTGAAGCTAACATAAGAATAGCAGGTGGAGAAAAACCTAAGTATTTTAACTTTAGTAGAATGTTACCTGGAGGAGATGTGCTTGAAATAGGTGGGCAAACTCCAGGAGAAATACCATTTGCTCCAAGAATGTTACAACCTGGTGGTCCTGCACTAAATACTGCATTAAATGTTTTTGGTATTGACCCGTTTACTATGGGCAAAAGAGATGTTGAAGAAATAGGTATGAATCCAGGAGAAGTTGCAGCAAATAGAGCAGCTAATATTGCAAAAGATTTTATACCTAACTTACCTTTTATTCCTACCAGTTTTTCTTATAAGAAAATTAAATCTGCATATGAAAAAGAATATGGAGACCAAGAAAAATATAATACATTAAATGACCCACTTACAACATTAGAAGCAGTAGCAAACTCTGTTGGATTAAAAATAAATACAGCAGATGTTAGCAGGTTAAGAAGATTTAAATCATCAGAAGCTAATGCAATACAGTCTAAGTTTAAACAAAAAGTAAAACAACTTAACAACGAAAGAATGAAAGGGTTAATAACCTTAGAAGAATACAGAGAAAAAGTTGAAGATATAAAATTTCAATTAAAAGAAACTATTGATGAATCGAGAGTAGAAGAATGATACCGTTTGAAATCATTACCATGTTAGGTTCATCATTACTTACTGGTGTACTATCTATATGGTCACAGAAATCTAAGGATAATGCAGACCAACAACGATATCTCATGCAAAGAGCAGAGATAGAAAGAGCATCAGTTGATGACGCAAGAAAACATGGTGGTCACTTTCAATCCGTAACAAGAAGATGGATGGCATTATTATCAGTTATATTTATTATATGTCTACCTAAAATAGCAGTATTCTTAGACCCATCAGTACAAGTACATCTTATGTATCTTGAGCAAGTCAAAGAGGGTTGGTGGATATTTGGCAGTACCCAAGAGGTTACAGCATTTAAAGGTTTAAGTGGTATCGTAATTACTACAGCAGATACACATTTTCTAGCAGCGATATCGGGTTTTTATTTTGGTTCGGCAGCTACTCGCAGATGATAGATAAATTGATTACAGCAGCAATACCATTGTTGTTAGCAATGTTAGGGTATTTATTTACTAGCTTATTAAATATACATGATAGTGTAAACATACTTAATCAGAAGATGTCTATACTAGTAAATATGGACAATCAAATAATACCATCTCCTGATAATGTTATTGAGCGCCAAAAGATTAAAGAAGATATAATGAAAGAGTTACTAAAAATAGATAAGAGATTATCAATCGTAGAGTGGAGAATAGATAATGACAGTAGAAAGAGCAGGTGAAAAATTCTCAGGATATAACAAACCAAAGAACTCACGTAAAGGTGGTAAGAAGTTTGCTGTATTAGCCAAAGAGGGAGACAAGATTAAGCTCATTAGATTTGGTGATGCTAACATGAAGATTAAAAAGAACATACCATCAAGACGTAAATCATTTAGAGCAAGACACAAGTGTGATACTGCTAAATCTAAACTAACAGCTAGGTATTGGTCATGCAAAAAGTGGTAAAGAAAGAAACAAAGAAACAGAAACAAATAAAGAAATGGATTAAGTTTCAAGAAGAACTAAATAGAACTCACAAGACTAGAGTGGGTGTTTTGAAACCTAATTAAAGCTAGAAATAGCAGAGGTTTCATGCCATGATAAACTTAATTAAGTTCTTACTAAGTAAGGTAAGGACGAAATATCTAAGACCTGAGATATCAGTCTTAGAATTTATACTAATATTAGTTATGTCATATTACATCACTAGATGGCTATATGCTTAAACTAATAGGAGATAACTATGAGCGCAAACATCCCTTATACAAAAAGGGAAATGCAAATCATCAGGGCTATCCATGCCATAGAACCTAATGCTAGGTTCAGTATCAAAGACAGGATAAGAGGAAGACTTGACTATCAGTACGGTGGTGTAGTATTCTTTAATTGTCTACCAATAACTTGGGACGAGATAATGGATAAGATTGATGAGCAAGAAGAAAGAAGACCTTATTAGTAATCCACCCCACTACACAAAGGGGATAGAAACTACTAAGTATATACGGTCATGGGATATGGACTATGTTCGAGGTAACATCATCAAGTATGTTACAAGATTTCCGTATAAGGGTACACCTGTGCAAGATTTAAAGAAAGCAAGATGGTACTTAGATTATTTAATAAATGAGGAAGAAAATAAATGACATACCAAATCAATAATAATGGTGGCAATTATAGTAGAGTAGGTATTATACAAAGAGATGAGGATGGTAATGCCCTACAATGTCCTCATTGTGATTCAACTCACTTAATTAAAGCAGGTCATTGTGGTACAGAAAAGAAAAGAAAAAGATGGAAGTGCAGGACTTGTAATAAAAAAACAGTTAGTCCTAAGATTACAAAGAATTACGAATTAGAAGAAGCTCAGAATCTTGATTGGTCTACAGAAGAACTCATCAATGCAAGAACAGAAGTATTCAAAAGAAAAGAAGCAAGAGAAAAGTCTGAAAAGTTTATCAACATAAAGATAGATGATAAGAAACCTATCGGATTATATATACAAGGAGACCCACACGTTGATGATGATGGATGTGATTGGGTATCATTAAGAAACCATATAGATATTGTTAATCAAACAGATGGTATGTATGCTTGTTCTGTTGGGGATTTATCTAATAACTGGGCTAGACGTGGTAAGTTAGCAGGATTATGGGCAGACCAAACGACAAATGGGGAGCAACAGTGGGCGCTTGTAGAATGGTTAGTCAATGCAACACCTTATATATTTATTGTTGCAGGTAACCATGATATGTGGGCTATGGAGGGTGACCCAATCAACTGGATGTGTAAACCTCTAAAGACTGTATACTCTAATCATAACGCAAGACTTAAAATCAAATTACCTAACCACGAAATCAAAGTAAATTGTTCTCATAATTTTAGAGGACATTCAATGTACAATACAGCACACGGTATTGTTAAACACGCATTGTTCAATGCAAGAGACCACTTACTTATAGCAGGTCATACTCATGTATCAGGATATAGCCCTATCAAGGATGCTAACTCAGATAAGATTATGCACTGTGTACAAGTAGGTTCATATAAGAAGTACGACAACTTTGCAAAGCAACTTAATCTTCCATGTAAGATGATGTCAGCTTGTGCTGTTGCTGTATTTAATACCAACTTAACTGAAGACCATCCTGACTTCATCAAAGTATTTTGGGAAGTTGAGGAGGGCGCTGACTATCTTAATTATCTAAGGAACAAATAATGCAACCAATAATTACTTTCCTAAATTGGGAGGACGCAGTCACCCCAACACACGGGTGGACTGACATTAAAGAATTAAAACCTGAACTAGCTGACTGTGTATCACTCGGTTTAATAGTTGAGGAAAATGATAAAACTATAACTATAGTCTCTCACATATCAGGTGATAAAGAGGGAACAGATATAGATGGGAGTTTAGTATTGGACAAGTCATGGATTAAATTCAGACTTGATATACCAGTACCTGAACATCAAACGAACAAGCTCAAAGAGTGGCTATTAAAAAAAGGTGGAAGAATGAGAGTAGCAGATGAGAAGAAAGAAAAATTATTTGTAGAATATTTTACAAGTGGAGATACACTGGCTAACGCAACCAAGTCAGCACAGAAAGCAGGATATAATAAGAACCCATCTCAAATGGGATACTATCTAAAAAGAAAATACGAAAAAGAAATCAGAAAGATTAATGAAGAAAGAATCACATCTGTATCAGGCAAGGCAATCAATGTACTTGAAGACCTATTACATTCAGACCAAGACTCAGTACGTCTTAACTGCGCTAAACTAATATTAGAATTGGGTAACTACTCATCACAGAATATTAATATCAACATGGAAGATAACAAACATAAGTCAGATGCTGAACTGATTGAGGAATTACAGGGACTTGTTGCTAAGATTCCTACCCTCGCACCTAAGTTATCAGCAATTCAAGATGCTACATCAGAGGAAAACATTGATAGCTCAGATAAGGTATCTACAGAGGACGACAATAGAGTTACTCACTAGTCGGTACTATTGATATAGGGAATTAGAATAAACGTGATAACGTCCATTCTAGCCCCCTATATCCTACCAAGAGTATACAATACCTGACACAAGAACAACAAAAGCTACTGAATTAATAAATATGAGTGGATTATCTCTAGTCAGGATACCCGTTAACAACCAACCGAGTACCCCGACCACCTGAACATAGAGATTAGCAGGGTAAATATTATACGAGGTGAGTATAATTCCTATAGTTAATACAAATGAACTGAACCATTTAAGTTTCTCTATCAATGTCATGCCACATATCCTCTGCATCATTCATAGTATCACAAAGATATTCACATGGGGTAGCATTATCATAGCGCTGTCCCTCGTTTATTTCTCTGTCAGTCATTTCACTTAATCCTTTTATATTATCTACTTTATCAAACCAGTAGAACCCACCGTAATGAATCTCTATATATTCACATTCATTAGGGTTCATACATTGGTCTACTAAATTAAATAATTCTCCAACATATTCTGTTTGGTAAGTAAATATACCAACCAGTTGTTTATCTTCTTTAATTCTTACTAATGCTGTTGTCATTACTCATCACCTATTTTACTTAGCGCACTTAACTCTATATCCCTAATCATATTTAACATTTCCATATATGATTTCTTAAACTTCATAAACTTTTCTTTTTCTATTCCCATAAACTCAGGTCTATTATCATCGTCATATATAAATTGTCCTGTACCATCACAATGCATACACTTCTCTATCCTGTCTCCGTTTGATATTGTTCCTCTGCCTTGACATACAAAACAAGATTCATAAAAGATTTCACGAAATGCTAGG